GAAGCGATCGAGGAGCACTTCGGTGATTCTCCTGTCCGTGTGTTGGCGACCCATGCGACCCATGCATTCGCGATGTCCGAAGACGGCGAGATTCTCAGGATTACCTACACCGTCGACAAGACGGGAGTCCATGACATCAAGGCGAAGCCGACGAAGGAAATCCCTGTTATTGAGGATGAGGATGTGCCGAAGTTCGTGGCGTCGCAGATCCGTGGTCTTGTAGAAGATGCGGTGAAGGGAAAAGGGATGTCGCGAACTCAAGTTCGCGAGGTGGCCCAACTTCTGACTCGTGACGAGGAGTATTTGGTCACGGACGTTCTCACCAAAATCGAGGAGGCTGTGGACGCGGCGCAATGGTACGGCATGTACGAGGCGAACCAAGAACAGATCCGCACTAGTCTCTATGGTAGTATTCGTGAAATTGAGAGTCCTTTTCCGTCTACGAAATTTGCATCGATTGCACCATCAAAGTTGCCGCAATTCGAGGGTGAGCTGCGCGAGGGGATATCGCTCGTTGCAGGATTATTGAATGATCTCGTTGACGAAGTTAAGAAAATGGTGTTTGATGAAGGTAAGGATGAGTTCCTTGGTGCTATTTGTGACTCGTTGAAAGTTGAAGCGCAGGCCATTGGTGGCTTGCTCAGCAAGGCCGAAAAGTTGATGCGGACCCAGGCCATTGGTGGCTTGCTCAGCAAGGCCGAAAAGTTGATGCGGACCGAAGACGTCGGGCGCATGGCAGTAGCACATGACAGGCTTGCTGGGCGAGCAAAAACTATGGCTGTTGTGGCCGCGTATTTGAAGGTGCGATCACAACCAACTGACGACGAGGAGTAAAGCAATGGGAAAGCGAACCGTCCACACCTCCCTTGAGGAAGATCTGAAGGGTCTGGGCATTCCTGGTTTCAACATGGTGGAGCAAGCGCGCCTCGGCGGCATTCCAATGACTGAGGACGAAGATCCCTCCACTGCTGGTGATGGTACCCCGAGCGGCGAGGAAGATCCCAGAGAAGATCCTACCAGCACCAATGAGCCTACCAGCACCAATGAGGATGTAGACCCGCTCAACGCTGCAGAAGTCAGTGATGACATGTTCGATGCAATCATGGCTCTTCCTCTTGAGGGACTCCAGGCGGAGGACATCAAGGAGGTCCTTGAGGCTCTGAAGAAAAAGAAGATGCCTGATGACGCTTCAGCTGCGCTCAAGGAGCGAGCGGAGGAGGTTGTTGATCATCTCATCGCTGAGGTAGCAGCAAAGATGACTCGTCGGTTCAAGGCTGGTTCTGTTGCCAAGAAGAAGAGCAGGCAGTGCCCACAGGGCTTCCGCAAGAAAGGCAACAAGTGTGTTCCCGCCGTGAAGGCCGCTGGGGGTGCGGGCAAGCTGGCGAAGGAAGGGCGCAAGAAGAAGAAGTGGGCGCGTTCCGGGGCCGGAAAGAAGTCCGAGCGCATGTCTGCTCGTGTGGCAGCTCGGCGCGGCGAGGAGATGGAATTCTCTGAGTCTCCGTTCGCGGCCGAGCTTCTGGGCCTCATGGAGGATACCCAGGAGGTAACGGAGACCGTGCGCGATGAGCTGCTCGACCGCATGGACCGGATCTTTGATCTGCTTTCCGAGGAGTTCGAGGACGAGGCTGTGACCCGTGTTTTCTCGGAGGCTTTTGAGCCGGTGTCTGCATCTTGGGAGGTCGGACGTCTCGATGAAGATGTGATGGACGATGACGAGTTCATCGCGGAGATCAAGCCTGTTCTTGCCCTGATCCATAAGTCCCTGGACCGGATTGGGAGCGAGGGGGCGCTGGGAAACTGACGAGCCGTCTCGGCGAGGCCGTGTGGCGACGTCGCACGGGTACTTCGTCGGGGCGCAAGGAGATGGTGGGTTTTGAGTCGCTCAAGAAATCCGCTCGCGGTGATGGGAAAAAGACTGACAGAGAAGTCTCACCCGAGGCCAAGCGGAAACTCGACCGGAATCCCATTGCTCGAACACGAATCCGGCGCTGGCGGAGCAAAACCGGCAAGAGAGGATAAAATGCCGAATCTTCTGATCGAATCGACACCAATTAGCCTGACGCTTACGGAGGCAGCAGGTGGTAAGGTTATCGCCAGGGGTGAGTTCGGGCGCACTGGTGTTCCGACGAAGAACGGACGCATCTATCCCGAAGAACTGATGCAACGCGAGATTGACCGTCTGACGGAAGATCTCAAGGCTCGTCGCGTCCTGGGGATGCTCGATCATCCTGAAAACGGGAAGACCTCCTTGAAGCAGGTTTCTCATGTCATTACCGGTCTGAAGATCAAGGATGGCATTGTCATCGGTGAAGCTGAAATCCTCAATACACCAGAGGGCAGGACGCTAAAGGCGTTGATTGAGGGGGGGGTTCAGATCGGTATTTCCTCCCGAGGTTTTGGTTCTACGCGGCCGTCCACAGATCCCAAGGTAGAGGGTGAAGTTGTACAGGGTGATTTCGTGTTGAAGACCTGGGATTTTGTGGCGGACCCTGCGATGAGGTCGGCGATTCCTGGAATTTTTACGGAGGACGTCAACGAGGATCAGCCCGACATGGCGCAGATGTTTCTCGACGAGTTCCCCGAGGTAGTGGCCAGCCTGCAGGAAGATGCGATTGCGAAGGCGAAGCTCAAGGTCAACAAGGGCTTGGACGAGGCTGTGAAGGAGGCTGAGGAGCGTGTTCGGGCAGAGATGTCCGAGGCGTTCGAGAAGCAGCTTGCCGAGTCACTTTTGGAGGCCAAGGAGGAGTTGGCAGAGGAGTTGCGCGAGGAGTTTTCCGCCGATCCCTCTGTAGGGGCTTCCAAGGCGGTTCTGGCGGCGATTTGGGAGATGGTGGCACCGTTCTACGCCACCGAGGACGAGAAGGCCGTGGCGGACGCCGAGAAGGCGCGTGAGGTAGAGGTTTCCGAGGCGAAGACGGAAGCTGAGGAGAATGAGAAGCGTGCGGTGCAGGCCGAGTGCATAGCCCACATCGAGCGCGAAATTGGTGGTCATCCGATGGCGGAGTCGATCCGGAAGCTGGTGTCAAAACATGAGTTCAAGGATCTCGAAGATGCCAAGGAAAAACTGGCGGCGATTCTAGCCGATCTACCCGAGCATACGCACGAGGGTATGGTCTCCGAAGAAGACGCTGAGTTGATGGCCGAGAATGCCGCACTGAAAGAGAAATTGTCCCTCCTCACTGAGAGGGTGGATTCGTTGAAGGTGAAGTTGCAGAAGGCTGTAGAGATTGGAACGGAGGCAGATACTCAGCGACAGGATGCTGAGGGCCGCGTGCAAGAGGCCGAAGAGGGTCGGGAGAAGGCGCTGGAAGAAGCCAAGGAGGCGAAGCGCACTCTCGAAATCGAGGTCTACAAGCACGATAAGGTTGTCGGGTTGGCGAATGGTAGAGAGTTGTTGGACCTCTTGGAGGATGTGACCTCCGAGGCCGTGGTTGATCGGTTGGTGACGGAGAAGGGAGTTCGGGATGTCTCCGAGTCGAGACTCGCGGAAGCGCGCAAACAGTTGCAGCGCGGAAGCGGGGAGCGGCAGGAGCGAAACACGCTGAATGAGGCGAATGGTGATAGGAAGCCCGCATCGCGCAAGACGGATGATCTGGGCAATAGCATGGACTTCATGAAGCGATTGGCTGGTCTCTCTACGGAGTAGACCGTCACAACCACGACTGAGGAGTACGAGATGAGCAACGAAAGCACAGAAGCAAGGGCTCTCCTGGAGCAGGCAGGGCCGAAGACGATTCATGACAACAGTTACGCCAGCGCTTGCATTACCAAGTGGAGTGATCTGTTGGAAGGAATTCCGGTGAAGCACGACAACGGCTACACCAAGAAGGCAACGGCGATTCTCCTGGAAAACGAGATGGATCACATCAAGTCTTTCCACGAGGATACGCTCAGCACCAATGCGGGGTCGTTCACGAAGTACATTTTCCCGATCTTGCGGAGGGTCTTTCCGAATCTGATCGCAAATCAACTGGTTTCCGTCCAGCCGATGACCCAGCCGATCGGAGGAGTCTTCTACTACGAGAAGAAGTACGACGATCGGAAGGGTTCGAAGCTGCCGCAGGCTGCGATCTCGAATGACCCAACCGACATGGCTTACGATGGTGAGCTGGCCGCTGATGACAACATCAATCAGAACTTCGCGAAGTACTACTCTTCGGAGTTCGTCGACTACGATGTGGTTTGCACCGATACGGGCACTGCGACGGCGACGTTGACCCAGGGTGGTACCAATTGTCGCACCACCGAGTGGAAGCCCATTCGAGCGAACGGCACGGCGGGGCAGCGCACCTTCTACACGAAGGCGTACTACAGGGTCGCGGACGCTGATGATGGTGGTGCAGCTCTTGAGGTTGTTGCAACGATGAACGCTGCGGGCAACCTGATCGACGATGCCAACTCGACCAACGTTGGAACGTTCGACGTGACCACGGGCAACTGGTCGATTACTCCGGCCGGATCTGCTGGTTCTGCATCTCCGTTCTGGAACAACACGGTGGTTTACTTCCAGTACTTCGTGAACTGGGAGTTGGTGGGCTATACGTCCGGTGCGGAAATCCCGAGCCTCAGCTTGG